CTACGAAGCCTGAATTGACGGTTACCGAGTCACGGTAGAACTTCGCGGCATAGACGGGAATGCCCGGCGCAAGGTTGATCGTTTGCGCCTCTGCCGCGGGTGCAAACAGAATCAGAACCATTGCCGCCGCAATGACAAATTTGATTGCTTTCATAATATTGCTCCTGATTGAAGTGATCGAATAATCAGAGCCAGGCCCGCTTGACGGGCCTGGCGTCAATAGCTACTAGCCGGCGACGATCGAACCGTCGAATGCGCGATAGTCAACGATAGCACCGCCGTACTCATGGCGAATCTTGTACGTGTTCACGTCGTTGGTGAAGGAAGAACCAACGGTCGGCATGTCGGACACAAAAATCTCCGGCGTCTCCTGACCATTGATGAAGCCGATCTCGAGTCCGCTGATATCTTCCTTGCGGGCGATGAGCACCCAATCGGTCGCATCCGTCCAGTAGTCGACAACGACGGGGATGACGCCGAGTTGCTGGAAGAATTCCGGCACGGCATTGTTCTTGTTGAATGCCGGCGTGACAAGTCCATAAGCAATTTGCTCCAGATCCGCCGGAACGGCGAGCAATCCAGCTCGAATGCCAAGCCGCTTTAGATTGTTCAGCTGCATCTGTTTCTTCATTCGCAACCGTGCAGCTGAAAAGGCCACACCGTCAGCAGCAAGAGCAGCCGTGCCCGTGTTACTATGACCGGCGACATAGAGCACGCTGCCATCGTAGATCACAGGATTGACGCCCGGACGAATGAAGTCGTAGACGAACTCATGAAGCGTCTGGGCAGCGGCCCGTGCCATTCGCGTCGGGATCTTCTGAATAGCACCGACGTCATCATTGAAGATCATCTCACGCGTGATGTCTTCCGTCCCGCCACGTTTCGCCGGTGAGTAGTATGCCTTCTCATCGGTCGGCGAAACGAGTGCCAAGTAAGGATCCCGTTGAGCCACAATCGGGAGGTTCGCATATCCGCCGAACCGGACCCGCTCTTGTTGCTTGAAGTCGTTCAGAGGTACGATGTCGACAAATGCCCTCCAGGTATCGAGCATCATCATTTGGTAGTCACGAACCATTCGGCGGTTCAAGGTTGCCGCAAGAACGTTTGCCCAATCAGTCGTGGAAAGCGATGCCATGAAGCGGGAGTTCTTTGGCAGTTGTCCCGTGACATGCACATCGCCTGTGAACTGGATATAGGCTTCCTTGATCGATCGGAATGGCTCGACTCCGGCCAGCAGGGTCTTGTATTCGTCTGTCCCCTTCTTCACGGGCTTCAGACACTGCGATGCCGTGAGGAAGAAGCCGTCGAGAGCAGTCTGGAATTTGTCTTGCTCATCGGCCCCTACTTGGACATCCATCCCGCGGTTGTTCACGCCTGGTTGCGAGAAGGGTGCGAACATCTCGCGCACGTTCTTGATGTAGTCATCGAGTTCAGCGTCCGCGAAGGTCTTATCCTTCCACTGTTTCTCGATCGAGGCCTGAAGATGCTTGGGCAGGTTACTCTCCGAGGTCTTCACCTTGAGAGTCGCTGCGCATACCTGCAGTCTCAATGCCTTGATTTCCTTTTGCATCGGGTCAAGCCCCCTGTCAACTGCGGTTTGCAGAGCAGCCTGATCAACCGACACTTTATTCTTGTCCTTGTTCGCATCCGGCGAAGGATCGGCAGGCGTAAGCCCCTTCTCCATGGCCGCTCTGAATTCAGAGATCTTCGTATCAAGCACCTTCTCGTCGAGCTGCATGCCATCGGGCAGCTTCAACCGCGGCTGAGCCTTGTCAGCGGCCAACAGATGGGTGAAGAGTTCGTTCTCATCGATCTTCACCACGTCGATGTTCTTGCTCGCCAGGAACTGAGGATAGACGAGCAGGAAGAGGGTCATGAGCTTATTTTTCAACATGGTAAAATCTCCCGAGTATGAATGTTGTTGAGATGCTACGAGTCTGTTGAACTTGCCGCCGGCAGCTGCCTCCCCGACGATATCGAGGTCGGCCTTGATGATCTTCTTCATCACGAAGATCTCTTCTCCGGCATCCGCCACATACCTCTTCCCTTCAATGGCGATCGATGAATCGACACTCAGTTGGTACACGTTGAGTTGTTTCTTGCTCGCCAGAAAAAGAAGATTGTCACGAAGCCAAACCTCCGAAGGCAGAATGTGGAGTGTTGCCTTCAGCTCATCTTCCTGAACGTAAGGGTTCTCCAGGAATCCGACGACCTCACGGACCACCTTTTTGCTTGAATCCTTCTTGTGGCCACTTGCATCGCCTTCGAGCACAGCGTAGACCTTCGCGCCTTTGAAGACATCGAGTGATGCCTGCAGCGCTTCACGCGGAATCCATACCGGCACTCTTGTGAGCGTCTTTCCAGCTTTGATGATGGTGACGTCCCACGACGTGCCCTTTGGCAGGTCCGGTGCTTCCTTCGGAGTGATCGCCCCTGTTGCCAGCTGGAGGATGTTCTCGACACCCTCGTCGCTGGTCTTCGCTAACTGAAATCGAATATGTTTCCTCAGCATCACGCACCTCTTAGAGAGTGACTTTGCGAACGCCGAACTTGCCGGCATGAACGACATAGACATCGCCCTTCGATGCAGCGACTTCGCAATCGTCAATTTTCAGTGCGTTGACAGCCTCGACATACTTCGGCTCTGCGACGAACTTACCGTCCTTGTTCTTCACCTGCGGCGCCGTCTCGATGAGCGATTTCTTGAGACTCGCGAAGAGCCCCTTGGGCAGTTTGCTGGTCTCGGCCGGTGGAAGAGTCTGCTGTGCCCCTGGTTGATTTTGCTCTGACATGGTTGTCTCCTTTGTGATTGAGTGTCTCTGAAAAAAAAGGGTGAATGAAAGAGAACACGACTCACAACGCGTGTTTCTATTTCACTCACCCTCGAGTTCGTCCGACTTGCGGATCGATCACTGGGCCTGGGTCATCCCCAGACACATCTCATATCGGCACAAATATACATCAGCGGACAGCCCTCCGCATCCTAAAATTTAGGATTCACCCGGAGGCTGTCTCTCAAACCTCTCGACAACGGGAATGATCTTGCAGCGACAGTTTACAACTTCCCCAGCAGGCAGGAGAGGATCGAAAGGACCCTCGACATTGTAGACCCTGCCATCGCCCCCCAGCAGTTCGAACCTCTCGTTCACGGGGATGGTCGTCAGATGCAACGCCAGGTGCCCTGGGCGAGGGATCCCAACGTGCGAATGGATCCAGCGCTTCTTCAGGTCAGTGACCTGGCCTCCCGCCTGCTTCAGCCGATCGGCCGTCGCCATCTGATTGATTCGGTTCACTTCTGTCTGCAGGATGACGTCTGCTCGTTTGGCAATCGTTCCGAACACCGAAGACGAATCAAGCTTCTTGCCAATTGCATCGATGACTTGCTGCTGAGGCTTCTGCCCCAGGACCGCCAGGTCGATCTCCTGTGTGATCTTGGTCCGGGCGAAATCTGTGAGCCCTTTGATATGCTCGGCGCCATACCGATTCAGCGCCTGCAGTTTCTGCTCGGAGAGATACGGCATCGCAGCTCTGATATTGCCCGCCTCGAGCGCCTTGTCGACGAGCTGGATCCCTTTGATGAAGAGCTTCCTCTGGTTGTCCGAGAGGATCGGTGCTAGTTTCTCCTGGAAGATCTCGTTCACCTGGTTGATCCGCTGCTTGATTGTTTCATCCGTGATCGGGTTCACCTCTCCGGCTTCCGCAATGACAAGGATGACTCTCTGCCTCCACTCGTCGATCTTCTGGAGGAACTCCTTGTTCGAGACCGAAGAGATGTCTTCGATCTTCCGGAGAGAAGTCCGTATGGATTTGTTGATTGCGCTTCGTGACATCAGGTCGCCTGGTTTTTCTGATCCTGCTTCAGGAATTCATTCACCGGGGGAGCACCATCGAGTGAGTTCTCATCTTCCACGGTCTTGTTCTTCGCTTTGATATCCTCCACGTCTTCATTCGGGTCGACCTCAACACCGAGCATGCCGAGGATTCCATCGATGATCTTCTTTGCATTCTCGTCTGTAACCCATCCGCTTTGAGTTGCTACTTTCAGAGCGGTCACTATCTGCACAAAGGCGGCGCCGATGACAGCCGAATCCTTCCGCTCGATATCAAACATCGAGACCTCGACGTCGAAGTATTCGCCGTCCTCGAGAGTAATCGCTTGCTTGTCCACGGCACATTGCAGGACATACGCGGCAATCTTCTTCAGCATCCTCTTGATCGATTCCTGCTTTCGTTTGATCATTCGGATCGTTGGGGCGCTCATGACCTGCGCTGTGGCAAGGTTGACGTCCGAGCCTTCTCCAAACCAGTGATCGGGGAACCCCTTCGTTCCGACGATGAAGTTCCTGATCAGTCTTACGGCTTCGCTAGCGTCGACCGCCTTCAGGTCGGGAGATTTGACCTCCCAGGTTGCTTTCTCGTTATGGACCTTCACCTCACCCGTCACCGGGCGAGGGATCACCATGTTGTCGATCTTGGTTTGCTCCACGCCCTCCATCATCAGATCGTAGAAGAAGGTGTTGCGCGCGTCAAATCCATCCAACACGCCGAAAAGGAACTGCTCGAAGGCGTCGATCCAATCCAGATGCTGCGTGAGCTCCCCATGTCCCCGGGTCTGCGTCGTCACGTAGTTGATCCGGAAGAAGAATGTTTCGCCGGCGAGCTTCCCATACGTTGGAGAGTTCGCATTGTCATCATAACGGATGACTTTGAGTGGGACCTCCTTCGTATCCTCCGGAGGAACTAGAACCAGGACATCAATCTCCCGCGCGTTCATCGGGACCTTCCTCACTTCCTTGATGAACGCTGGATCCATGTAGCCCAGCCTGACCTTTCCATTTGTCGGATTCACAAATGCCGGCAGGACCAGCTCGCCGTTGATCCGCAGGTCTTGCACGATGGTCGCGAAATCTTCATCGAGCCGGTTGATTGGATCCTCGTAAAAGTCATCCCACACCTGCTGGCCATCCTTCTTCTGGGTGTCCGTGTCCTCATCCTCGGTCCGCTGCATGATCCGGACCTTCACGTTCAGGTCCTCCCCAACACAAAAATCCGTCAAGATCTCAATCATCCTCGCAGCGAGCGGATAGCGCTGCCATTGATAGAATGACTTCTTCTGAATCTCGTTGAACTGCATCGGCATCAGGTCACGAACATTCTTCTGATTGAACCGGCGATACTTCCCTTCGTCCGCCTGGTCCGTGCCCTCTAAACCAACGGCCGCCTTCAGATAATGCTGCGAGATCTTCCCGCCAGTGAGCGCATCGAATGCCTGGACGAGACGAATGGACAACGGGTCTTTTGCCTTCATGGTACTCTCCTAGAATGACCGTTTGTGACGCTCTCGAAACTTGGGTTCATAGCGATTGGATTTCTTCGTTTCAGCTTTCTCTTCTGCCTTCTTCTCGCCTTTCATCTGGATCCCTCCAGCTGCTGCGGCCACCTTGCGCAGCGTCCGAACCCAATTCCAATACACGACTGCATCCCCCTTGTTCGGAGAGCGGCCGAGCTTTTTCCTTATTTCGTTCTTCGCCTGGACAACGATCTTGCCACCCCGAGTTGTCCATTTGGGCGTCATCAGATCGGCAAATAGAGACTCATCTCGAGGCAGACACACATCCGAATTGGGATCTTCGAGATCCAGCCTGAGCTGCCACCACATCTGGGACCGGAGGTTGTCGAACTGCTCAACAAGCTTGAGCTCGGTTTCCTTCCGATCGTAGAGATCGATCGCTGCTTCAGCCGACTGAATATCGACCACGTCAGCTCCCAGACGCTTCAGCTCGTTCACCGTTCCAGCTCCGACTCCGACGCCGTCCACTCCGATGAATGACGGGGCGATGCCCTCGCTCTTCATCTCATTGTAGACTTGCTCGCCTAGCTTGTTCGCATTAGGGCAAGGGAAGTCCTCGACGTCGATGAGAACCACTCCCTTCCCCCGGGCGATCGCTGCTTTGTCCCCGTCCTCCGAATTGGCGACGTCCACACCCCGAGTCTTCATGCCAGGGATTGACTCGATCAGGATGTTGCCCTCTGCATCCTCAAACTTCCTCCTGCGCTCTACGGCTTTCAGGATCCACTCATACCGAATGAGCGCCTCCTTGGCCTGCTTCGGAGAGATACCACGTGCACGGGAGAGATACATGGGATTGTCCTTGCTCTTGTATCGATCCAGCATGTCGATCAAGCCCTGTTCGCTCTGGGCCCCGGGCATATAGCCGGGGTCTTTGAGAACGATGTTCGGATGGTCAAATCCCGAAATCATGATCGGCACGACTCTGTTCAGCTGCGAGAACTTGTGCAACGTGTCCAGTTGATGATCCGGATTGCCAAGCGCCAAGATCAGGTTATGCGGTGCGATGCTCGTATTCTGGAATGCCGTGATGACTGCATCGGCAACACCGGGAGTCTCTTCGATAACGATAAGCATGTGTTCGGCATGCAAACCTTGAGCGCGTCTGGCACTCATGCCAACCTCTTCAGTGCCAACGCCCGAGACAAAACCAATTGCCATCCACTCTTCGCTTGGCGGGTCCATCCTGAGCTTCAGGGTTCCGAGTTCTCCGCGCCCGAATCTCGGATAGAGCTTCCCGATCTCCTTCCAGATATTGAGCTTTAGCTGATCCCCCTTCGGAGCCGTAGATACAACAAGGGATCTTTCGAAGTTCTCCAGGAACCAAAGCACCGCGCACGCGGCAAAGAAGGTCTTACTTGTTCCCGTTGCGCCTTCGACGGCAACCCAATGATTCTGCGCCAGGTTCTCCAACATGAGCTTGATTGGGTTTCTCGTGCCGTCCCACGCGTGTGCGGCGTATTGTGGGTGCAGTTCCCAATCAATCATCTCCCGCGCAATGCGAAGCCGGTCAACAACATAGTCAACGGGATGGATTTGGTAGTATTTGATCCGTTCCCGTTCGGCCTCTTCCCTCTTCTTGCCTTCGAGCTTTTCTGTTTCATTGAGCTTGCGTCTCCGCAGTTCAAGCTCGGCAGCCGCCTGCACGCGCAACGCATCGTCAATTTGGATTCTGTTGGAGGACAAGTCCTGGATCCTCGCCGTTGCGAATGCGTTCGAGCTGCTCCATCGTGCATTTTGAAGGATCAAATGTGCCGACAAAACCGCTGTGCTTCATTTGCTTCGGTGCGTCAAGACCCATAAGCTCCCGTCGGTCTTTGCTGCACTTCAAAGCCTGTTCAAGGAATCGTGCATCACCTATCGGGCCGCCGTTTGCTTTCCTCAGCGATTTCTTCCAATTGCGGAGGGCCTCGCGATAGAGTTTGTTGAGCACGGCTAGTTCACGGGCCTTCTGTCTGTCGATAAGCTCACCGCGGCTCTGTTCCCATTCCAATTCGATTGCTTTTAAATCGTAAGCGACCATTTGTTGAGTCATTTTCATACGAGCGGCAATTTCACGCTGCGTATAACCCTCCAAACGAAGGTCTGTGATCTTCAATCGGTCTTTCTGAATTTGCGATGGGTTTCTTTTTGTGGCTGCCATTACAAGCCCTGAGACAAACCAGAGAGGATGAGAGTGATTTTGAATCTGGAAACACGATCAAAATCCTCGTCATCGACAAACGCAACATATCCATTCGTGAGAGATATTGTTTTCATAGTCATCTTAAAAAAGTTGAACCCGCTACTGCCGCCGCGGCGATAGCGGGTTCTGAAGGAGGAGAGTGTGTACCAGAGGGTCAGTCTGGCACAACAAATATAGATTCTAGGGCCTCGTTGCGCATCCTAAAATTTAGGAGACACGACATCGCTGTTCCTTCGTCTTCCCGTAGTTCTTATAGGTGCAAATAAGTCGGATTGTATCTCGCGCGAGACACCAGCCCTTATTTTCCTCAGAGTTGAAGATTACTTCAATCGAGTCTCGTTCGCTCAACTCATCCTTCCGGAGTTGAACATACCAATCTCCGATCCGTTTGTCCCGTTTTTGCTTGGCTTCGCTCACAATATTCATTATCGGAGTTCTCGTCTTATGGGATCAACAAATGAAATACCGATCAAATCGAACAGATCCTCCTCTTCTCGTATGTAGCGCCGGCTTCCGTCCTGAGCGATTAAGATCCCGTTCTCGCTCTTGAAACCCTTCCGCTTCCAGCCTACCGCCAATATGCGATGAGAGAAGTCGGCGCTGCCGGTCCGGATGGCGAGAATCAGTCCCCAGTTGTCTTTGTTCGCGATGAAGAGATCCAGCTTGATCCCTTCTGGCAGGACCCGCTGAGTATACTTGCCCGTGGGTTCGCCCTTGACCTTGTACCAGGAGTTGACCGTGCCAACGAAGCGGTACATGTCTTTCCCCCGGGGGATGCACACGATTTCGATATCGCCGACTTCCGGCTTTTGCCTCCGGATGGATCCTGCGATCGCAATGCGTTCACACATCGGCGCCAGAATGGCTTTGTACTTCTCGGCGATCTCTTTCGCTCGCTCAAGTTCCATATTTCTTCTCCACGTCGTCACCGAAGGGAACAAACCCCCGCTTCTCAAGCAAGTGCTTCTTGAATCCATCATTCGTGAACGCGAGAATCCGCAGTGGTAGTTTGCTTCGTCTGCATCCATATTCAAACCATTCGAGCAAATCGTCAAGATGTCCGTTCCCCGGCTTCTCGTTAATGACGCTCAGGATTTCGTATGCTTCCGGTGTCAATCGCCACTGTCCGATGCACGTCCCTACTCGGAAAAGTTGCCATTCGATGTCGGGATATTTGTCATCGTCATACGTTGCCATTCGCACAATCGCCTTATCCCCGTCCGGCAATTCCCACGGAGCGGCCAAGAAGTCCAAGTCGTGTTCCGTCTGCACTATGTTTCCTCTGCTCATTCTACCACCCTTCCGATTGTCTGAGCTGCTTGTACGAATCGAAGTCCTTCACCATGAAATACTTACCACCGGATCGCTTCACTGCTCGTTCGTGCAGCTGCTGAGCCGTGCTCTGCTTGTCCTTCCCAGTCTTCACCTCCAGCTCCACGTACTGGCCACGTATGCAGCATATTACATCAGCGGTCCCGATCGCTGAGCGATCCTTGTTCTTCCTGAAGCATCGTCGCTCCTGGTCCCAGACTCCCAGAGTGTTGTTGTTCCAAGCCAGATGGCCCCGGGAATTGAGATCACTGATGATCAGCCGCTTCAGGAGGTTCGCTTCGGTCAATGGAATGCCTCCCAGATCCTCCAAGCAATCGATGCGAGTATGTAACCGACAATGACCACACCGATCACCCAGGTGACGGTATTGCTCGGATCCTTCGGCGGGGTTTCGAGTCCGTGCATGATCATTGCTACCAGTTCCACAATCCGAGACTACCCTTCACCGGGACCGGCGGCGAGATGATCTCGATCTTGTCAGAGAATACCCATGCCCAGCGGCCAGGGCTATAGTCGCCGAAACAAATCTCGCGCTCAGCTGCTTCGGGTAACATCATTTGCTTCATTATTCTTACCATTTCCTCTGTCGGCACGCAGTCGATCAATTCTCTCACGCAGAGCACGGACCCGATGTTGAAGATGATATCCCCCCGATCATTCATGGGAAGGACATCACAATGAAACGCTAGCGTAGAAACCACCCTTGGGGTTCGGAGAAATTCCTTCGCCTCTTTCGGCATCGTCTTCGCCGCGTGGATGGCGATCAAGCCCCGGTAGTTTGTCCGCCAGGACCTGGTTTCGACGTTCTTTTCCCCGAGCCGCATCAGCGTTGCCCAGGGCTCGGTGAGTGTGAGGGCTTTCATTGCTTCGCTCCCGCTGTCAGTTGTTTGAATCCCGAATCCTTCATCGCCTCATAGAGCGTCCTGTCCTTGGCCTGGTCATAGTAATAGGGCAGGAACTCCTCCACAGCCTCAACCTGGTCGATCAGGATCATCGAGACCTTGACAGCGATCATGTCATACAGGAGCTTCCAGGCCGTCCGTTGAGCTTGCTGCTCCACGCGTTCCTTCGTTGTCGGCAGGGGCTTCTTCACCTCTGCATACAGAATGTCGAAGCATTTCCGCCAGCGTGCCGGCAGCTTGAACGACATCGGTGTCGGCATCGTGCCCGCCTTCGTTGCGGGCAGGTTGATCTGGAACATGAGACCTTCGACCTTGCCGTCGGCATCGTACCACTTGGCAATGTGCGTCGCCTTCGCACGAACGAGTTCGTGCTCGATGAGCTGGATGCTCCGCTCAACCGACACTTCGGATGTGTAATTTTTTATGCTCATTTCGGATGCCTCAATTGTCCTTTTGGTTTGTCATGATGCACGTTGATTGACTCGTAACCGGCGCCGCTCCACATCGCCTCATAAATGCCGTCGATGTATGAGAGCTGCCCGGGTGTAAGGCCTTCGCCAAGATTGAGCATCGCAGCAAAGTCCTGGGCGGCTTTCAGTTTCTCTTCACCGTTGCGGACCTTGAGGACATGCTTCGTGTTGGCCAGGATCATGTCGAGCTGCACCCGGGCGGTCGCCAGCGCCTGCTCCTCGCTCTTCTCGAAGCGACTGACGACTCGGTCAAGCAGCATTCTTATTCTCCTCTGGGAGCTCGAGCGAATTGTGCGCTGTGAGCTGCTTCGTTCCCTCGTCCACTACTTCTGCATCGGCGAATTGAAGATCCTCCTGCAGATCCTCCTTGGTCATCTCGACGACCTCAACCGTCTCTCCCGTGTCGGGACGAATGATCGTTTTCTTGCCCGCCTCCGGAGAGTTGTATTCTATGTCGCACTCCATCTCGATATCCTCGAAGCCGCTGTTGTACTTGCTGCCGAGGAGCGTCAGCTCTTCCCGGAGCGGAGTGATTCTCTTCTTCGCCGTTTCGATCTGCTCGATGTCGAGAAGTTTGTCCGACATCTCCTTCCCGATCGCAAGCAGCTGCTCCGACTCGAGCTTCTTCTGTAGCCGGCGTGTTGTTGTCTGTGGTCTCATTGACTCCTCCTTTGAATAAGTTGTGAATAGCTAGGATTGAAGCATCTTTTTGATTTCTGGAATTCGCGCCTTCCACTCCTCGCAAGTCTCGCCTATCCAATGTTCCTCACCGCACTTCTTGCATTTCGGAAAACAGAGCGGACACTGCTCGCCCGCCGTCACAAGGATTTCTGGATGGTCTTCGCACGGGAATTTCAGGACCTTGGCTATCAGTTCGCCGACGGCCTTTGCCTCTCCCGTCCTGGGGGACGATGTCTGCCTCGGTTGTTCCTTCGCCCTTGGATTCAGAATGCCTTGGACATAGGCCAGCTTCCGCACGTTTTGCTTGGCGGCCTGAATGATCGCCTCCCCGACAGCAGCCTCACCGTATTGTTTCGACAGCTGAACGAACTGCACGAGGATGGCGTACGCGAGATTTCCCTCCTTCGATCCCCACCAGATGCGGATGAAGTTCTCCAGATCGACCTTGCCGTCCCTCAGGTCTTTACCTGATGGCGGCGATGTTCGCGCCTGCTCGCCCTGCTGTTGCTTCTGGTCGGTTGGTTGGTTGGTCGGAAGGTTGGTTGGTTGGGGCATACCAGAACCGTGCGTCGGCAATGCCTGTGGCATGCCAGATGCATCATCCCGCATAGAATCCAGCCTCTGCTTGCGGATTTTATCCCAGCGAGCATTCGCTGCCGCCCGATTTTTCTCACTCAGTGCCTCCAAATGTCCATTTCTGGCAGCCCAATTGTGACAGGCATAGTCACCGCCTATGTCGTCAAGGAAACGCACCTTCAGCATTGCCTGAATAAAAACCCCTGAATCACCCCACCATCCTACGATCGATTCTATCTCCTGGGTAGAATAGCCGGTAAGCTTGCCATGCTCCTTGTGGTATTTTCCACAGTAAGCCCATAGTTTAATTGGCAATACTTCTGCCCCTTTCCCCAACAGGCCGATGAGTCGTGTCGTTTTTGGATGTGCGAAGTAATCAAGGTCGAGATTCAGATCTGGCATAGTCTCTTCTGGATGAATTCTTCCGCTGTGAGATTTCTCTTTGAACGATTGCAGTGCAGGCAACTGGTAGCGAGATTCAACAGATCATTTGTTCCGCCTCTTGAGATCGGGATCTTGTGGTCGACCTCAAGCTCGCCGCCCCGAATGTGGCAATAGAGACAGGTGTAGTCGTCTCTTTCGAAGACAAACCGACGGATCGCTCCCCAAAGCTCAACGTTGACCGAGTAAAGCCTCTGCGAGATGTGTGTCCTGGAAAACTGCCCGACCTCATCAATGATGTCCGCCTCGTAAGTAAGTCTCTCCTTAGCCGCCCAACGAACAAACGCCTTATGAAAACCCGAAAGCCCAACCTCCAGCTCAGGATGGCCTTGCAAATCCTCCAGGACACGCATCTGGTTGATGCCGATCCACCAGCTCATGGGAGGAATATTAGTCATGCTGCTTTATCGGTTGGTAGACTTGGATCCGGTAGCTCCGCGATCTGCGCCAAGATGAGATCGAGTCGCTCATCCTGGTCCGGATCGTCGAAGATGGTTGGTTGATGAGCACGCTGAAACTGCTTGCGGGCCCGGTACTGTGTCTTCAGCGCTGAGATCGCCAGGTTGCAGTTGCGTTTGAACGTGTCCCGATACTCCTGCCAGGACCTGGCTATGAAGTAACCTCCGCCCTTTCCGACGCAGATCAAGAGGCCAGCGATCCGGTACTTCTCGACCATCTCTCGCAGCTGTCGCTCCTTGACGTTGAACATCGCAATGATGACTTCCGTCTTGGCGGAGTTCTCGTTGGAGGCCAGCTCCATCATCGCCAGGATCCGGCGTTCCTTCGCAATCGACATCGGTTCGTAGTTGTTCATCGCTTCATCCTCATCGTTGATCTAGTAGCGCCGGGAGGAGTCGAACCTCCAACCTCCTGCGCCAACGAGATGAATGAGCCTCGTTCCTGAGAGTTTTTTACAGCGTTTGCCACTACACCTCCTTGTTGTTGATTGCGTCCAGGCAATCCTGAACGGTGCTCATGTGGTCGACTTCGTAGGGCGTAAATACAATCTTGAATTCCTTCTCAATGAGCATCTGGAATTCAATCTGCTCAATCTCATCCAGGCCAAGGTCCTCCTCGAGTTTCGCATCGGGCTTGACACGCTCAGGCTCAATGTCAAAGTGACGCTTAAGGATAAGTTTGAGCACGAGTTCCTTATCCATCATTCCTCCTTCGTTAGTAGATGAACTCGAGCTTGCCTTCTGCCGGCACGAGGTGAATCCTCTGCTGAATCTGTTGCCAGATCTCAGGCGTTTGAGTTATGACAAGGGTGAAGTACCGGCGGCCCAGCTTGAACGACTCCCGGAGCATGTCGAGGAAGTTCTGCTTGTTATCCGGATCCAGAGCTCCGTCTGACTCGTCCGCATAGCTCGTCAAGTATTCCTTCCCGGACTTCTCGCTCAGGTAGATGGCGATCGCTTCCTGGATGGCCTTCTCAATCCACACCCGCTGACCGCCACTGAGATCTTCGATCCGCTTCTCCCCCTCGGCGCCGTAGACCCGGATCTCGAACGTCTCCAGCTGCTTCTTGTTGTCCTTCGACATCTTCGTCGTTTCGAACGAGATCTGGAACCTGGTGCCAAAGGTCGATGCCAGGAGCTCGTTGGCGATCCGTGAGACGGCAGGACCGGCCGCATCGAGTTCAAGCGCAGGTATCCCATCCTTCGAGCAAGCACGCTGCAGGAGGCGCCAGTTCTCGAGGCGGGATAGGAATCCCTTCACCTCGGCCTCGATTGCCTCGGCTTCTACCGCGGACTGATCCAGCTGCTTCAGCATCTCCTGGCGGAACTGAATGTCGCCCAGGATGTTCGATCGCTGATCGATTGTGACCTTCAGTTGGTTCTGCTTTTGCCCCAGGTCGGTCTTGAGCGTCAGGTATTGCGTGTGGAACTTCTCGGGCAAGAGTGATGCCTTGACCGATTCCCATATTATGCGCTTCGCCGTGATCTGTCTGTCAAGGTCCGAATCCTCTTCGTGGTACTTGCTGCTCACGTCGATTACCCGGCCGGAGAGTTCACCGAGCGCCTTGTGCTTCTCTTCGATGACGGTCTCGGCGATTCGGAGCTCCTCCAGCAGGCTCTCCCATTTCTTAGCCTCGAGCGTCTGGATCTCAAGCTTCACAGTGGAATGCTGTGCACGGTCGAAACCGATTGCGTTGATCTGCTCGGCAAAACGTGCATCGACGTGATTTGTCGGCTCAACGAGCGCCTCGATGCGTTCTATGTTTGCCTTAATGCGAGCCTCAAGGTCCGCAAGTCCACGCTCCTGCCGGAGAACCGGATCTCGTGAGGCACGCAGGTTCTCTTCCAGCTCAGCAATGGTGTTCTTGGCCGCAACAGCTGTCGTGAGGAGTTGGCATTGTTCCGGCAGGTGGGCGTAACCTTTGCATGGGACTTCATCGATCAGGCTGGCCGTCTTGCGGGCCCGTTCAAGTCTCTCCTCGGCATTCTGAGCAGAAGCTTCGACATCAATGAGGAGGTGTTTCTTCTCGTTCTCAAGTGACCTCTCTTCGTTTGCATAGGAAGCAGTGGTCATCCGATGCGCGCTGAGCTCCGCCTGGTATTTCTCCCGGGCCTTCTCCTGTTCCCGTTCGATCGTCAATACCTGTTCGCGGCGCTCGTTGATTTCCCTCAGCTCCAATCGGAGCATCTGCAAACGAATGACGCTCTGTTCGATCTCATGCTTGTGCTCGATGATCTGCTGCTTGCGGGCCACTTCCTGCTCAACTTCGATGCGCCGGTCCTTCAGCTTCAACCCCTCGGCCTCGAAGTCTTTGTTAAGCTTCCACTTCTTGCCCTCGAGGATCATGATCTCGTTACCCAGATCGTGAACCTGGACGCCCTTCTGCTTGTCCTCCAGGACTAGCCGATCAGATTCGGCGAGCTGTGCCGTTCTCTCGTTGATAATAAACTGCAGCTTCGCCGTCTCCTCTTCGATCGTTCCGAGATTACGATTGATCTGATCAAGTTCACTCACCACGATCGGCCGCTTCTCCAAGCCTGCTTGGATCTGCTCGAGTCTCCCACGTCGACCGGCCACATCCTTCTCCACCTCATCGCCCTGGAGCTTGCAGTGCTCGGCGTATCGATCATATCGTTGGAGTCCGAGCAGCTCCATGAACAATTCCTTCCGTTTGCCGGCCGTGAGCGAGGTGATGCTCTCGGCGTTCTGGCAACTGAAGATCGACCGGAAGAAGAGCTCCGGAGAGCCGAGCAGCTTCTCGATCTCGGCCTTGTACGTGTTCACCTTGCCATCGTTGAGCGGTTGGCCGTCCCGGTAGAGATACGCCTCGGTCTTCGCCGTCTTGGCATCGATTAGGATGTAGGACCGGTAGGTGTGACCGGCGAGCTCGAAGGTGAAATCCCGGTAGGAATCCCTGAGCCGGAAGTGATTCGAGAGAGATCCCTCCCTGCTCGCCAGCTGCAGGTAGGGATGGAGGTTCTCCAGGATGGTCGTCTTCCCGGAGCCATTGGGGCCGACGAGTGCGATTATTCCGGATTGGAATCCTCCGAAGTCGATCGAGACGTCGTCCAGCCCAAGGCCGTCGTGAATACCGACGGCGCCACGAAGTTTGAGACTGAGCGGTTTCATTCGATCTTCCCTCCAAGGACAAACCCGGCTGCCTGCGCTTCCTTCATCGAAAGCGATCCTTTCGTCTCCCCTTCCTTCCGGGTCCGGATGTAGTCGATATTCTTGTATTCCACGAAGGTTCCTGTGGGGTAGATTGTCTGATAGACCACGCCATCTGCGGGGTCTTGAAACATCTCGCCAATAGGAAGCTGTCGCATGGTCTCGGCAAGTTCCGTGTTGACCTGCTTCAGCTGGCGGGTGAGATCTTCCTTCCTCTTGGCAAGTGCGAGAAACTTCTGCTGCAATTCGTTCATGACACCACACTCCTTTCGACGTCGCCGGCCAGACCGAGCACGTCGGCCGGGATTGATTTCTGAATTGAGTTTCCCCATTCGAGCACTTTTTCCGGAAGCGTCTTCGCCTTCACGATCTCGCTCGAGCGGATGCGCTCCTCTGGGGTAATAATGCGTTCGATCTGATAGGAGAAGGCGCCTGGGAAGGTCTCATGGATCTCTTCATCAGTCCAGTGGAGTTGCTCCTCCTTCGAACCGTGGACCCGAATGCGAACCTCGGCATCCTCAATGAATCTTGGATCACCGCTGGTGATGTCGAGACCGGTGCCCGGATCATTCTCGATCGGGTGAATGATGTCAGCTTCGAGTAGCACCAGCGGCCGGGAGGGAATATAAATTGTATCTTGACGTTGATCCGGCCAACCTCTTCGTTCCGTTGAAGACGCTCCCAGATTCGTTCCTTGACCCTGGAACTCGATTAGTCGAAAGGTTTTCTTTTCTACTTCCCCGAAGTTACAATGGTAGATTGAACCTGAGTACCACATGTTCCGTCCCACTTCCTGCGCCTTGTGAATGTGCCCGAGTGCGTAATAGTCCGCCCGTGCGAGTTCCAGATCATGCTTGCTAATCATGATATCTTGACCCAGGAGCGTTTGACCGCTCGAGAGCAGAGCGCCGCTCACATTGCAGTGCCCGACAAAGATCACCGGGCATTTGGCTTCCATCGAAATGGCGCCAAACCCGGTGAAGATCTTGCGGAGTGCATCCTGGATCAGCTGATTGGATTCGTCGATCGAGAGGTTCTCTTTGCCGGCGAGGAACCACTGCTTGGTCGGATAAGGGAAGAGGTGCAAGACTGCAATGTCTGAGTCCGGACCGTAGAATCCGGGCGTTCCTTGGAAAAAACTATGACCTTCGTATTCAGTGAAGAGAATCGTCTCTGCTCTATCCGTCACATAGATAGGGAAGGCCGTGTTGAGATCGCGGAAGATCTCCAGACTACCGGGATTGTCGTGTGCCGCATTTCCAATGACCATGACGATGGGGCTGATCTCGGCCAGACGCTTCATCACGCCAAGAGCGGGGATGATAGCGCTTGAGGTGTTCAAACTCTGTCGCTTATCCCACCAATCTCCAGCAATCACGTGCAGGTCGGGCTTTATCGCCAGCGACTGTGCGATGATGAATTCAGCGCTGTTGAGACATTTCTCTAATTTCTCCGCGCTGAAGTGCCAGTCCGCGGTGTGTAAGATCCGTATCATGCCTTCCTCCTGATAATTTTATGATCAGCTCCTGTAAGCCAATACCATGTTTTTCCGGTCTGTACGTTCGATACAGTTGTTTGATCTATGCCGTATCTGACCGCAATGCGTTTTTGGCTTAAGCTTCCCCTGAGATTGTATATCTCCATGACGGTCTTCTCATTAAGCTTTGCCTGCCATTGCTCCCGTCCGCGCATGAGCGTTCCGTCGCGGAGTTTATCGTCGAAATAGTTCTTTCTGAGAGTTCCCCAGCATAGGTTTGCGAGACTATCATCTCCGCTTCCATTGGGGCCGTGACAAACCTGCATTCCTTCCGGGCGAGGACCCGCAAAAGCCTCAAGCACAAGAATCCCTATCCAGCATTGCCGCTTACAGCCGTCCTTCACAAGAGAGACGGCTCGATAACCCTTCCTCTTGACAACGGCCTTTAACTTGTGCGGTTCGCTTGGTATCTCAACCCTGTGACCGAACAGGCATTTCGGCTGTCTTGACCAAATCTCACCGTCGTCACTGGCGTAATAAAGCGGCCAACCCGGAATTGGCTTAAGCACTGGCTTGCCCTCCCTTCTCCCAGGGAAGAGATGCTTTCTTTTCTGGAGCCGGGAGTGTGTTGTAGTACCACAGCGCATCGACCTGACGAGCGATCGCCATCTCGCCGAAGATCGTGCCGGCGGGGAATTCGACACCCTTCTCCTTGAGCAACCGCTTCAGCTCAGCATCCCGCTCGTCGGTGGACTTGAGAGTCCAGGATTGCTTGTAACCGGCCTCAGTCTTCAGGTCCAGAATCATTTCACCGCCCGGGCCGACCTTCACGCCCTGGCTGTTATCGTCAACAACCTCTGCCCTCACACCGCTGATTAGGTTGGGATCCGTCTTCGTCTCTCGTTGCTGGGATTGGGGACCATAGACCTGCTCGGTAATCCCGAGAGAATGGGCGACAACCATGCGCTTCATTTCGGGATCGTCCTTGATCATGTCGCTGATGTCTTCGATAACGCATGGGACAACAAAAGGCCGGGCAAAGTCCTCACGCTTCAGTTGCCGAGGCAGCATCTCCAATGCGTCGAAGATGGCCCGGTACTTTGCGTTCGATTCCGCCAGCTGGAGAGCGAAGTGTCGACGGGATTCTGTCTGATCTTTGCCGAACCGAGCCTTGTCTTCATCGTGATTGTAATAGCCCGTCGTCGTTCCACTCCGCGTCGTTCCATTCGGGCGTTTGATAGACCACGCTACCTGGTGTTGTACGGTGTTTACGCGCCCGTTGGAATCATACTGGACCTCATCGGCCTTCGAGTCGTTCCAATTTATCCCAGCCGAACCAGCGATCTTGTTGGCGGCTTTGGCGTGAAAGGTGAACGTCTTCCCGCCGTCGGTGCTGTAGATGTCCGGACCGTTGTTCTTGGCATCGACTTCGGGATTGATGAACACGATTTCGAATGCGACCTTGTGGAGCGGCGAGCTGAAATTCATAGCTGCCGGTACTAGGACATTGAATTTTGCCGAATCGAAGAGCTGAAGCGCCTGCTTCAACTGGTCCTGAGACTTTACGGTCGGCAAGTTTGGAATGGTTGCCGGTAGATTTGGACTTGACATGATCTGATCTCCTCCTATTAGTACATCGACCCATTTGTAGCGTTGTGTTAAGAAGCTTTTCTAAGTTTTCGAATCCTCGTAGTATTGCGGTTTTGTTCTAACTTTGTGGCCCATCGACAATTCCCTGGTTCATAATTCCCATCGTTGTCGATACGATCGATTGTCATCCCGTCCGGGCGCGGTCCCATGTCGGCCAAGAAGTTCTCGAAGCTATGAAGCCAACGATCGCACACCTTGATCCCACGGCCTCCGTAATTCTTCCAGTCTTTTCTGTTCTGGTTAGTGCACCGCGTAATCAAACTGCACCACGACTGGTATGTCGGTGACTCGGTCATGTGGTGCGTCCCATTCACCTCGGTTCGATAGCAGCCGCAAGAGACAGTGGACCACTTCAGATTCGGTTTCTCCACGGTGACAACGTTGCCGCAGTCGCATCTGCACTTCCAGTATGCGTTCCCCTTTTTTGATCTACCGGCGAACTCGAGTGCCACAAGACGTCCGAAACGCCTACTCGTTAAGTCCTCATGATGCATTTGTCAGCTCTCCCTCAGTATCCTTCTGCCGATCTCCTTCAATTCGGAGCATCTGCGTTCCTGCCGGATCCGCTTTCGCAGGTCTCGCTCCGGAGAGCTGGTCAACGCTCTTACCATGAACACCAAGGACCTGATGCCGCCCCGGAAATCCACTAGCCTTTGGCGATAGAACGAGAATCTTGCCTCGACCCGATAAGCCAAATTGACGAGCCGGAACAGGGGCGGAAATGGAATCCTCGTTGTTTGTCTTCCTCTCTGTGGCATGATGCCTCCTCTTCAACTGCAGGATCTTTAGTTTCAGCATTGCTCGGAAGAGTGTTCTCCATGGCGGACCTCCAGCAAGCTCAACGATGTCCTTCCCGTCGGAGACGTAGACCGAAGAGTAATCTGGGCGATCCGATATGACTGACACTCGCGTTAGCATGGCGCTCAGTTCAGCGAAATCGTGACGTGATGGACCCGAAGAAACTCAACCGCTGGCATGACCCTTCGAGGATAATCGGTGGAGCTGCTGTCGATGTAGATCTGCTTCTTCGTGTGGAACCGCCTGCAATGTCTCAGGAAGAAAGAACTGAACCGGATCCTGGCCATAAGGCGCTGCTGACCTGCCAACTCTTGAGCAAACGATTTCATGCTGGCCCCTTTCTGAAGAAGTGTACCGTCTCGTAACGGATGATCATGAGCATCAATACTTTTGCCTCGCTCAGGTGATCTGTCTCGTGTTGATTTATGTCGATCGTCTTCATTGGACCTGTTGTCATCAGTTTGTATCGAAGATTTTCCGCCCTTGCTTCGGGCAATGAACGAGAGTAACTTGGTTCAGGCCGCTTTCCGAGTGCGCTCAAGACGATCCAACAACCGGGAAATTCGGCCAAGCAAGGTATTGCGCTCTCCACGGAACGCTCTTGCAATTGCACCTTGACTCCGGCGAAGATGCCTTCCCAGTTGCTTTTGAGTGAGGCCAAGCCGTTTGGTTCGAACATAGACTTCCCAACGGTCAATGGGTTGATTCTGGCCTGTTTGTTCTGTATTTTCTGCCGTCTTCATTTATTACCTCGTTATACTGTTTTCGTGATGGGGGAATATAATACCTTAGTACAGTATTGTCAAGTACTTTCTTCTAAAAAAGTAGAGTGCCAGAAAAAGCCCCAATATCCCGAAGATTACGCGAGTTCGGCGAGGAACATTACGGATCGATGGCTGCGTTTGGAAGAGCCCTTGGTCTGAGACCCCAGGAGCTCTACCGATATCTCTCTGGTCAAATCCAGCCGGGCAACAAGTTGCAGTCGAAACTCCGCGACCTTGGCTGCGACCTGGAATGGCTAATGACAGGGAAGAAAAAGGAGACTCCCAAACATCAAATCGAGTTCCTCGAAATGGAGCTGGTTAAGCTTCCGGTATTCGAGTATGCCAGGGCCGGCTCAAAGACGATGATGCTTGCGGAGAAACCCTCCTATTTCATCGCTTCAACCAAGTCGAAGGATGATAGCCGGTTCGCAGTTGTCGTGAAGGGGAAAAGCATGGAGCCCGAGATTAAGGACGGTGAACTGGTGGTGGTGAGCAAGAAGAAGGAGGTCAAAAAGGGAGATGTCTGCCTAGTGGTATTCGAAGACGGGGATGCTTGTCTGCGCAGAGTGTACTTCCATGATCATTCCGTGACGCTCACTTCGGCGAACGATAAGGACTATCCGCCGGGCTTGCACAAGAAGTCAGAAATACGCATCATGTACCGGATGGTGCAGAAGATCACGAATTACTGATCGATGAGAATGGGAGGTCGCAATGAATGCTCTTGCAACGTTGTTGATCGTTCAAGCGATCGCGTTCGGTGGATTCTCGGCGTACATCGCCAAGGAAAAGGGCAGAGATGCGGTTGGTTGGTTTCTTTTGGGGGCTTGTTTTAGTTTGATCGCTCTCATTGCTGTTGCAGCGGTGCCGAAACTCGAGGGCGTAAGGAAGCCCGCTGGACCGAAGATGGAATTGCCTTGGGAAGGTCAAAAGAGAGAGACAGAATCAACATCGCGGCTGTTCTATGGCATGGGGGCGCTCTTCATTATTATTGTCTTAGGCCTCATTGTTCTATCCAGTCGTTAGTGACCAGAAGTCTCTTCAATATAGAATACCCAACTTCGCGCCGGTTTTTCCAATCTGCTGGGAAGAAATGAATAGACTTTATCTAGGCGATTGTCTCAACGTCCTGCGTACTGAAATCCCCGATGAGTCTGTGGATCTGATTTACATTGATCCCCCGTTCAACAGCAAGCGCGACTATTACATCTTCTTCGACAGCAAGGAGATCCATACCCAACGCGTTGCTTTCGAGGACACGTGGACACTGATCAATATTCAAGATTCGATGGGCGAGTTGCATACGCTCCAACACGACAAGCTTTATGCTCTTCTGAAAGTCTACCAAGATGTCGCGCCACATGCGTTCCCCTACCTAGTAATGATGTCGTTGAGAATTCTTGAGCTACATCGGGTACTCAAGCCGACGGGTAGCTTTTATCTACATTGCGACCCGACAATGAGTCACTACCTCAAGACCGCCTGCGATTTGATCTTTGAACCTCAGCATCAGCAAAACGAAATCGTCTGGAAACGAACAAGCGCCCACACGGGCTCGAAACGCTGGGGGCCGGTCCATGACGTCATTCTATTCTACAGCAAATCGGATCATTTCGTTTGGAATCCGGTCTACCAATCGTACAGTGAAGATTATCTCGAATCTTTCTATAGATTCTCAGATAAGAAGGGCAGGTATCGGCTCGGCGATCTAACGGGAGCTGGGACTCGGACCGGGGACTCGGGCAAGTCTTGGAAGGATGTTGATCCAACGAAGAAGGGAAGACATTGGGCGGTTCCCAACAAGGTCATTGAAGAACAGATCGGACCGCTAGACAAATCATTGACTGTGCAGGAAAAGCTCGATCTTCTTGACGAGCATGATCTGATTTACTGGCCATCGAAGGGAACGGTGCCACAACTCAAGCGCTACCTGCGGGAGGAAGGAGGAGTGGCTATCGCGGACGTCATAACAGACATCAACCCCATTTCTTCCCAGGCTCAAGAGAGGCTTGGATACCCGACACAGAAGCCCAAAGCGTTGCTAGAACGCATCATCACCGCGAGTAGCAATGAGGGAGATACGGTTCTGGACGCATTCTGCGGTTGCGGTACCACGATCGACTCCGCCGAGGGTCTCCGACGAAACTGGATTGGGATTGATATTTCCCCTTTCGCGCTCTCATTGATCAAGGGAAGACTCAAAAAGACGTATGCCAAAGGACTATCGAAGTTCGAAGTTCGGGGTATACCTGAAGACGAGCCATCGGCCCTCAAACTTTGGCAGGAAAATCCGTTCGCTTTTCAGGATTGGTGGGTCACTGAGTTCGAAGCCTTCTCTTCGACGTTCGGCATAAAGGGTGCCGACAAGGGCGTCGATGGGATTGCTCTATATGCTGTCGATGCAAAGGGCAAAGAGTTGCGTGCTGCCTTCCAAGTGAAGGGCGGTGAGAGCGTCCAATCAAAGGATATTGATGCTCTCCTTGGCGCGATGCAGAAACACAAGTGTGAACTCGGCGTCTTCCTCACAGCAGCGCAGCCGACGAAGCCCATGCAGGAGACAGCCTCCAAGGCTGGATTCGTGAAGGTGCCCGGGTACGAGTTTCCCAAGGTCCAGATTCTCCGCCCATGCGTTCGAAAACAATCTGGCGAATTCATCCACGACGATATCTATTGTCTTTATCTTTGGGTTCATGAGGTCGGCGATCTTCATTTATTGCTTCACTCCCCTTCGGACAAAGAGGCCCCAGACCAAAGCTGACACCGCAACGACGAGAGCAATGATCATGATCGGCGTTGTCTGTCCCTCCCAGATCCATGTCCCGACGTTAAGAATGATCAAGAGGCTTAGCACAATACCGAGGATTTTGTGGGTTCTCATCAACTGTTTGATGTCGTTCATTCGTGGTTCCCTTCCATAAAGGGTCTATTGAATCAAGGGAGGGACGAAGAACGAAACAAGCGATTGATACTGGATCCTTCATTTCGTCCCCATTGTTACACTCTATCCATTTTACGCGTCCCATTGGTCGCATTTCTGCGCCAGCTTCAAGCAGAATGTTGACGTAAGACTGAACGGGTAAAAGTAGCACCGATGATTTCCCCTTTTTGCTCTCTTCGGCCGCTTTGCGAGCGAACGCCGTTGGTCCGTGTCCAGCGTAAGCATCACGAGCGCGAAATGGCGGGTTAACGAAGTTTGACGCGCCCCACTCGACTTGGCAACCGTCAAATCCCTCCGGCCGTGGAAAGGGGCATGGGTCAAAATCGAAATGAAACTCAGAGTCAAGTTTCTGGTACAACCCCGAAGGTGTAAGCCAATATCTCTCCCTCATTTTTCCTCTATGGAATCGGAATCACTTGTCTAAACTTCTCGTCTTTTCATTCCCAATTTGCCAACTGGTATAGTTATCCAAGTATCGTCTCATTCCTTCAACTTGTTCTGATCTATTATCAGCTTGCGCTCTTGCAATTAGTTCTTTGAAAATTCTTTGCCTTTCCCAATTTATACCCTCGTCAAAGCCCAATGGGTTAAGATGGGCGTGCACAACTCTTACGCCATCAGCTTGGAGATACTTTCCAACACGCTCAAATTCATCTATCGCTATCTCTGCCAATAAATCAGTGTGATAATATTCCATTTTCCCTCCTTTATCGTTTTGAGCATCAATAAGGAATCACCACAGAGGATAGGGGTCAAACAGAACCTTTCGGTTGAAGTTCCTTTTCAATCTCTGGTATCAAGTATAAAGTTCCATTTGTCTGAGTCTGTTGACGGCGATTTCACAATACTTCTCGGAGATTTCAATACCGATGGCGCGGCGTCCAAGTTGCTTCGCTGCAATGAGAGTGGAACCTGAACCACAAAATGGGTCGATTACATCCTCACCGCCAGCGGTTTCCATAAGTTGCTTTAGAAGCGCAATCGGTTTTTCTGTTGGGTGATTTTCTTGATCGGGACGTCGACATCTTATCACGTTTCCGATTCCATGATTCGCAAAGTTGTCTCTGTTTTCTTTTTCTGCATAAAGAATCAGTTCGTGTTGGTTCCTGTAATTTGTTCCCATGCCGAAATGCTCTTTGTCCCAAACAAGCAGATTTTTAGTTCTCCACCCAGAAGATTCTACTGATTCATAGAGCGTCGGATACATTCGCCAATCAATGAAAGCGTGAAATGACGCGCCGCGCCGAGCCAACCTCAAACATCCTGCGCCAACGAGATGAATGAGCCGTGAAAGTCCAAGAGTCGCCATGTTGTCGTGACTGAACCAATCGTCGCCCCATTTTTGACCCCGCAACATCGAGCCGCGCATTGTCTTTCCCGCGTCAGTCCTTGCCCCGCTTGAAAACGGTGGATCGGTGATGATTAAGTCGACGGATTCTTCCGGCAACTCCATCATAACAGAAACGCAATCTCCGCAGTACAGCGTTATTCCCGGCTCAGAGTAGTAAGGGGTCAAGAGTTTACTTTCTTCGAGAAATTCATTCGTTTATTCCACTCTTTTTGTGCCGTGATTTTCTGACTGCATTGTGGCCCAGTCCAGCCGCAAGTCAAACAACGCATAGCGTATAGAGTGTGTTCAACCATTATTAACTTGGGTTTGGGATTTCCACAACCGGGACAGCGTTCGAGGATCATTGTCTCCCTCTCAAAATTAATAAAGTCTTGAGTGTTCCTACGGCGATTCCACCCATCTTACCTATGACATAGCCAGTCTTGAATGAAATAGAGACACCAGTAAGGAAAGCAAGGATGGCTGTGGCAAGGATGGTCATTGTTTGGCCTCCGGGGAGCATTTCTTACCGATATATAGCGCGCAGGAACAGCCGATGACAACTCATTGCTTTCTCGATAGCAGTTACAAGATCGGGGGCGGAACGCTTAAAGGCTTCGTTGATTGCCAAGAAGTTTCCACCAAGTGAGACACCAAACGATTTGTCACCATATTTCATCAACAGCACTCCATCGGTTGTATTGTCGATCATCCCTTCCAACGCCTCAAGAGCGCGAGAATTGCGATGCCAAACGAAAATTTCATTGCCCGTCTTTGCTCCAAGAAGTTCCTTGAGCTTTTGCAAGTCCTCAGCGTCCTTGAGTGCTTCGACTATGGCGGGGTCGTCGGCAAGGAAAACTGTTTGGCACATATCGAATGCTTCTTGTCCTTCTGGTAGCAAACCAAGCACCTCGGAGGTAACGATAACAGGGGATGAGATCATTTATTGATCGATTCTAGAAGTGAGGGAAAAGCATCATCTATTTGCTTTGTTGATACACCGTCGCTGACCAGCCAGCAGAACCAACTGTATCATCCGCTAATCGAGCAAATCCCTCGATTTTGATATGAAGATTAAGGTAGGACCCCGCTTATGGTGCGCGAAAATATACACATTCGGCCCCCACTTGTCAAGGGATTTTTAGCCTACCGAACCCCTTATTAATACTGTCAAATGGTGCTAATTGTTTCGAAGAAACTCTGTGATAGAGCGCAAGAGCCCTTTGCGCATTTGAAAAACACCTAAAATCGAGGAATAATTCCCATGTCACCGGGCATTATCCGCGTCTCCCAAGAGAGTCTCTACACAGTTGTCGGCAAGGATCAGACACAACTTTAGCGCGTCCTTGTCAGCCGATCAACAGACCCAAAGGCAGTGCAAGGTCTTCCGGGAGATTGGCAGGATATTGCCGAGACGAATCGCCAATCGTATTCTCTTGGACATCAGCCGGCCCAATGCTACCTTGCGGACAGGAGGCGTCAATGGCCGAAGGAACCGGGTTCGACACGGATTGGTATTCGGTGAAGGTAAGGCTCGAGGCATCTTACGTGGTGATTGTACCAGCGAACTGCGAGGAGGAGGCATTACGAGAGGCGTACCGGGCGGAGATCCCGGCCAGCGGCCTCTATGACGTCGACAAGACGGCCACCGTTTGCGGCCCGAGCTGCGACGAGATCATCAGGAGAGCAGAAGAGCGGTCAAAAGCCCGAGCTACTCAATCGTCTTCGACACCTTCTTGAGAAGACTCTGGGTGATGTCTTTTCGTATGAAGACGAAATTCACGAGAGCGGATATCAGGAATAAGAAGAGAAGAGGCCAGGCGATCGCGAGTTTCAGCTGTTCCCAGAAGTTCCAGGGGCGCATTTCCTTGACGGGGAACAGGATGCCAACTGAATCCCGATGCGGCTGCACGTCGACGGTGGTTGTTCGCTTGTACCGAAGCACCTGAGCGATAGAATCTGCAAGCTTCTGCCTGGCAGAATCCCTGACGGCCTGGACGGTTACTCTCCAATGATCACCCTCCGCATTCACCTGGTCGACGGAGAAGTTGCCAATCTCATCCACCGCCCGCTGGACAAGTGAATCGCACTCCTTCGAGCTCTGGATCCGCACCGCGTGTGCGATGGAATCCTTGATCGCATCCGGAGTGAAAACAATCTGCCTCTCTCGATAGACCGTTTCCCCTGTCCAACAACCTGATAGAGTCACCAGTGCAAATGTGATCAAGATCAAAATTGCGCTAATGTTTTTCATTAGAAATCCTCCAGTGGTACTGTTTGACCCTTCAGTTCGTGCCAGCAATCATCGAGGAATTGAATCGTCCCATCCTTCACGAAACTATGGCAGCGCGTCTGTGGATCGGGCGCATTGGCCAACATACTCCCTTGGAACGTCGGCTTCTCCAGATCTCCGTTGAAGTGCCAACGATGATCGAAGAGATGGCCGCACTTGCAGCCTGGGCAGAAGATCGCATAGCCTTGTACCTTCCCCTCGAATTCGACAGTTCTTACCTTCATCGCAGCACCGGTCCTCTCGCTGAATCAATGACCTTCAGGAATGTCTTCTCCGCCTTGATCGATGCCGCGGTCCGGGGATAGAAGCGTTCGTCGTAACAGGCCCGCGAATTGACCAGGCGACTCATTGCTTTCGGATTTGTGGTCGCACCATAGCCCACTAGGGGGCAGCCTTCCGTATCTGCCTCGCTCACTCCGGAGTGCATCCGGACAGCCGTATAGTTGGCGACGCCCACGAGTGTAACCATCGGGTGACCATAGACGGGCGACATCTTCGGGCTATGCTCCAGGATGAGCTCATACGTTCCGGCCGGGATCCGGGTCTGCCCGGGTACCTTCGTCAATCGCTGAGCGTCCTGGCAGATGAAGCAAATGAACTCCTCATCCTCGTCCATCAGAAGACTCAACGTATAGAGTTCTGTTTGATGGAATGCCGGCATAAGGTAGATCATTGGTGCACCTCCGATGATTCGACTCTTGACGTTTTTTCTGTTTTCTCTGTTGTGATTGTCCTTCCGATGAGACCCTCGAGGAGCTTCTTGAATTCGAAACCCTTCGAGAGGATATCGCCGAAGGTCTTATAAAACCAGTCGGTGCCCTTGTAGATGACAGCCGATGTCGCCACGTAATCGAACCAGGTCGCTCCTTTGCCGAACTTCGTCGTGTCGCCCAGGTCCAGTCCGAGGAACGTCGCTATCAGCGTGAAGTTGAGCAGCTTGCATGCGACCAGAGCGATGATAAAGACGAGGGTGTGCCATGCCTCTGGGTCCACCTTGCGCGGCTGGCCATTCCGCTTGTTGTTGCTGAGGAGACTCCACCCGATCTGCCAGAAGACTTTGAACAGGCCGACGACGGAGACGTTCTTGAACACTTCCACGATTGCGTAGATGAAAACGAACAGCAGCGAGGCCTTGAACAGACCGAAGAAGATGTTCGTGATCACCGTGCTGAAGTCCATTGTGGCGCCCTTCTCTAATGCCCAATTGTTTTGAACAAATTGACCAGGAAGTAGCCCCCAGCACTGCCATACGCCAGCAGCCTCAGAATCAACGCCGCTTTGCCGGAGAACGACGCCGCCCGATCGAACACATCCTTCGGCCGGTCATAGAGCATCTGAAAGAATTCGCGGCTGACAAATGAGACCTCTCGCCCGCCTCCGTTGGTCACAACGACCGTTCCGACAATCGATTTGATTTCAGCGATGTCAGTCTTGATCTGGGAAATGTCGGTTGTCAATGTGGTGATGATTGGCTCGCTCGTCGCACGATATGCTGTGAGCTTGCCCTCCAGTTCAGCTACGGTTGTTCGCTTCTTCATCTGAGTTCTTTCTGGTTGGGATAGGTGCTATTTCTGGACTTCGAATCCGGCGATCTGCTCTTTGTAGAATTCAATCACGCCCATCAGCTCTGCGAGATTTGCTTCATGCTCTTTCGCAGCCTGCTCATTTCCCACCTTCTTGGACGCGCGTACCCTCATCTCTGTGACGAAGACGCCATTCTCCGCTTTTACAATCTCCATCTTGAGCAGTGCAATCTTGGTTTCGTTTGTCATTGTTTCTCCCTAGGTAGCGATGAGTCCGTGTGATC